GGCCAGGGCGGCGTGAACTGCGAGAAGTACAGCCAGATCGGCAGGCTGTTCGACACGATCATTCGGTTGGTCTGCAGCAGGCCCGGGTCATCAACTATTTGCGTAGACATCGTCGGGTAGACGGCGTACCCGGTGTAGTGATAAAGGTCGGTCTGCCGATAGAACGAGCCGCGCGAAGAGAACGCAAAGCGGATCGGCGTCGTAGTGCGCGGCGCAACCGGCGTCTGCGCAGTCGGCCCATCAAAGGTGCCGATGTACATCAGGTTGGCACCAATGGCGTTCATATCCTGCAGCGGCTCTTCCGATGTGAACACCACGCGGTTAGCTGAAAAGTTGGCGTCGTCGGTCTGCCGCGAATCGGTCGCGTAATGCAGTGATCCCAGTGCGGTGAACTGCGGGGCAGGCAACCCTGGAGGCAGCGGCGTAAGTGTCGGTCCCTGATCGTTGGCGAAGCGGTTCAAGGCCGACGCATTGAACAGCGCCGAATCCGATGCCTGCGTCGCTTTCAACCAGAACACGTAGCCGTCAATCGGCAAAACCACGCGCACGTATAGGTCGAACGTGACGGTCTGGCGCAGAGAGACCGTATCTACGCCGGTCGCCAGCGGGCCGCCCAGTATGGTGCGTGCAGATAGGGTCTCGTCTGCCGTGGCCATTTAGAACTCCGCCTGCCATATCCTGAACGACGACTGATACAGTCCGGTATCGATGAACGACGGCCGGCTGACGTTGCCCCGGGCATAGGGGTGAGCGAAGCGATGCTGGATGCCACCCACCCGCGTGCCCTGTCCGGATGCTTCGGTGGGCACGCCCGGCATACCTAAAGCGTTCATCTCCTCGTTGGTCAGGAAGTCGCGGAACCTCTGCTCGATTTTCTCAAACGCCTCGCGCGCCGGCTCCTGCTGCAGCGCACCGCCTGCCAACACGTTATCGATCGCACCCTCGTAGGAATCGAGCAGCGCTTCCATTACTTCCTCGCCATGGACTTCAAAGAACGTTTCCATGACGTGATATTGGTCCTCCAGGTACTCCGCCACTTCGCCCGTGGTCGTCGACTTGGTGACGGTACGCCCGCGCTTAAGCGGCTTGCCCTTCTTGCTCAGACGCTGCTGCTCGTAGGCGTATGGAATGTCAATGACGCCAAGATTGAAGACGGTCATGGCACAGTCCGACAGGTGACAATGATGCCAATGCGATTGCAGGTCATCGTCGACGGCATCTGGTATTGCTGCATCGGAGGTAACGACGAATACGATGGAAGCGTCGACGAATAGTTATCCAGGATGACCGCCCGCGCCTCGTCATGAGCAGCGTAACATATCGCCTTGTCCGTAGGGCTGGCCAGACATCTTTTCAAAGTAGCGTCGTTGCGAGCAAGCTCCGTTTGGGTCCGGTTGATCACCTCGAGCGACTGCGCAGAGGCTCCCGAAGCCAGGACCATGAGGCATAAGATGATCGCTCGCATCATGTCAACCCCCATGCGCTCGGTCCCAGCGACTGCGCGATGCCGAGATACTCGCGGCCCCATGGCGTCTTCATGCGCTGCAAGTTGTCGAACGTCAGCTGGCCCAGCGATTCGGGAACCGTAAGCGACACCGACGTGCCTTCGTCGGACGTCGAATTTACCGCACCGGCCACGAACGCGTTGAGCTTGTAGGTAGCACGCAGGTTGGCGAAATACGGCAGCGTGCCGCCCTGGACCGGCGGTGCGTTCAGCACGTCCTGTGCGTAGTTCACTAGCCGGTCGCCCGCCAGATTGTAGACGGCGACCGCATAAAGCGACGGGTACGTCGGGTCGAGCCCGTCAGGCGGCGCAAAGCTCTGGCTCTGCACCTGCTGCAGGTTTGTGTTGACCCAACGCAATGCCATCTGATACGACCACGGAATGTAGATCGAGTTATCAGGCAGCACTGCCGTTGAGATGGCCATGACCGTGCGGATGAAGTTCAGATATCCGCTGAAAGTCGGGCCGGAAACGCTCATCGCCGCTTCGCCTTGCTCTTCTCGTTGCGTGAGCGGCGAGCCTCATCGCGCACGATCACGCCTTCGGCCAGCTGGCTCTGCCCCGGCTCCGGAGGCGAATCCTGCTGGACCGTCATCTCGAGTTCGTTGACGAGACCCGGCGTCATCTTCTCCATGGCTTCGTTGACGGCGATCGCCGCCTGCTCGCGCGCTTCCTTGCCGATCAGCGTCAGCTGCCCGGTGTTGTGACGCATGACGCGCTCGATCTCTTTGCGTGGGATTTCCTTGTCAATGTCGTACAGGTAAGAGATCACCTTGCCCTTGACGCCGGTGTAATCACCGACGCGGACACCGCCGTAGGTCTCGATCTGCTCGACCAGCGCATCGATTTCGGGCTTGCTGAGTTCGCGACCCAGGACCACCTGCTGGCCGATGCGGATCGGCTGCCCGATCGCCTTGGGGTTCTCAGGGAGCCGGAAATTGAACTGGCTGTCCTGTCGCGACGTGTTGGCTGCATAGAAGTTCATGACGTACCTACCTTCCTAAGTGTTTGTTTGGGCTCGAATCGAAACGTCTCGAAGGTATCGCCCTCCGAGTTAAGCAAAAACGCGTTACCCGTCAGCACTAGCTTCTTTTCTTCGTCCTCTCCCTTTACGCGGTATAAAACACAAGGTTCCTCAAGACGCCTGAACGAGGCGGACGCAACTTCGATCACTCGAAATCCGCCCTGTTCAAGTATCTTGAGGTACACTTGCCGTCTCCCAGTCGACCTAGAACCCGGCCGAAATGATGGTGACCGCCTCCGGGCGCGGAGCCCAGCCGGAAGTCACGCGCCACTCGGACAGCACGTCGGTTGCGCCACCCGCCAGCGGCGAAGTGATCTCGACCGGCGCTGCCTTGTCGCAGTACATGAGCGTGCACGCATCGTTGCCGGGCTTGACTTCGGCAAAGACGTTGGTGTTGATCGTGCGCGCGCCCTTCGGCTTCTCGATCTTCGGCATGGTGATGACGATGGCATCGGTGCCACCCGCGCCCTTGCCGATCAGCGTGTCGTCGTAGGTCCACAGCAGCTTGTCGCCGTTCGTCATCAGAATCGCCTTGACGACGCCCGCCGTGCTCTCGGAGCCCGCACCAATCCGCTGGAACTGAACCAGCTGGACGATGCCCTGGTACTCCATCTGAGAAAGCAGGCGCTGCGGTCCACAGATCGTGAACTCGCGCCCGATGCCCAGCTGGTTGGTGCGCGTCTTCATCGCAGAAAACTGCGAGGTGATGAAGAACGCCAGTTCGCCGTTGTCGTACGTCGAGATCGTGGTGTGGCCCGACGAATCGGGCGGCAGGTTGATGGCAAACGCGCCCGCCGCATTGAGCAGGCCCTCGCCATTCTGCGGCTGGAAGCCATAGAGCAGCGCATTGCGGGCCAGCTGGAAGTGACCCTGGCGCATGCCGAGACGGTACGCCTCGGGCAGCGAGAAGTCCCAGCGGCCCGCCGCCGCCGTGTCGTGGTGATCGTACTCCGCGCGGACGCGCAGCAGATAGGTGGGCGTCTGGATCATCGACATGGCGATGGCCACGCCGGGCAGCTGGTTCGGCCCCATCGTGCCAGCTTCCATCTGCGTACGGATGTCCATGCGCTTGATGTAGACCGACAGATCGCCGTCACCCAAGCGAGTGCGCGGCGCGCCGCCGTCGATCAGATCGAATGCGCCCGATGCCTGCGCATACGGCAGGATGATCTCCGGTTCAAAGAATGCCGGTTGAACCGTGATATAGGCGGGAGTGGAAATGCTCATGTGTGGTTGCTCCTAGATGAGGATCAGAGCAGCCGCAGCATTGCGATTCCACGTCGCAAAGCCGGCCACCGGATCGTATGAGACGGTCATGTTGTTGGTCGGCTGGACCTTCAACACGCGAACGGGCAAAGCGCCGCCGCCAGCATCCAGCTGGCCGCCCGAAACGTAAGCTCCGGGGTTGACGCCCTGATTGACGATGCGCTGACCGATCAGGGTCGAACCCGTCGTGCCAGCGATCGAACGGTAGGTGCCGTTGTAGCCGGCCGGGTTGGTGACGCCCGCGCCGCCTGAGATGTCGAACACCTGACCGACGCCGACGCCGTGCGCCGAAGTCGTGGTGAACGTCACCTGACCACCGCCGGTCGCCGCGAATACCGCCGCCGTCAGCAGGTTGGCGGCGTACGCCGCGTTGAATGGCACCAGGGTCTGCGTGTCCCAGTCCCACGACACCTGCTGCGTGATGATGGAGCCCTGGCCGACGAGCGACGCATCGGCCGCGACGGCGATGCGCGCCCCCGAACCGAGACGATAGAACATCACCTGCCCGCCCGGGAAACCTAGCGGAACTGGCGACTGCGGCGAGTTGACCATGCCGTAGGCTTGGTCGAACACCGAGAAGCCGGTGAGAGATAGCGCCGCGCCTACGGTCGAAATGTTGGTTGCGCGGTCGATCTGACCCTGCAACGAGACATCGGGCGTGAGCGGCGGCGATGCCGGAAACGTCGGCACGAGTTCCGAAATGGCGACGCCGCCCCACATCGGCAGCGGGGCCGCTAGATCGAGGAAGCCGCTCGCGAGAAAGAAGCGGACGGCGGGATCGGGCATCGCCATGCCCTGCATGAGTCCATCCCACGAGACGCCGAAAGTACCCGGCGCGTTCGAAGTCAGGACGGGATTGATGGTTACGCCAGCCATGAGGTTTCTCCTTTACTTTCTGGCCGCAGTGGTCGAGCCGAAGCCCGTGACGGCTTGGCCGACCGGCTGATTGCCGCTCATCCAAGTCTTGGGGTCACCGATGAAATCGGTGTAGGTGTGGCCGTTCTTGGTGTGAACGACCTCACGCATCTCGCCCTCGGGAACCGAAGCCGGCGAGCGCGCGACGGCGTCGGCCTGCTCCAAAATCTGCTTCTCGACGACGTCAAAGCCAGCCGAATCGACGGCGATCACGCCGAGATCGACGTCCTTGAATTGAGTGTGTTCCTTGAGGCCGTCGAGTAGGCGACGGCGGTAGATTAGCTTGGTCTCGCCCTGGAGCGAGCGCGGCGCGGACTTGCCGAACATGTTGTAGACCGCGTCGGCGCGGGCCTGCACGGCGAGCAGGCCGTTATAATCCTCGTCGCTCGGCTGAGCAGGAATCTTGCCCTCGAGTTCGTCGATGCGGGCGAGCAGCGCGTCGATCCGCTTGCTGCCTTCCGAATCGTGGCGACGAGACTTGTCGGCGCGTTCCTTCTCGTCCTCTTCCTCGGCATCGCGGCGACGCTTTTTCGCCTTGTCGAGAGCGACCGGCTCGGGCTCGCCCGCTTCCATCTCGGCGTCGGCGCAGTCGCGCTCCTCAGCGTCGTGGCGTTCCTTGAACTCGTCCTCTTCCTCCTCGTCCTTGCGCTTGGAGAACTTGAAGGCATCGGCACGCTTGCGCGCATCCTTGGCCTTCTCGGCCTTCTCGAGCGCTTCCTTCTGCTCCTCGGTCTCGGCGTCCTTCTTGAACTTCTCTTCGAAGTTGTCGAGCCGCTTGTTGGTCGAATCGAGCGCAGTGGCCACGGCATCGATACCCTTGAGTACCTTGTCGAGTTCCTTGCCGCCGTCGGCATCGGCGCGCGCCGTAGAAAGCAGCTTGTCCATCTCGTCGCAACGGGCCTTGTAGGCGTCGTCGCTCTCGCCGTTGATGCGTGCGAGCTTCATGTCATCATCTCCTCTTACAGTGGTGTTGTCGTCCACGATGGTAGATTCGACCCCGTCTGGCGGGCCGCCGTTGTCCCACACGCCATGTTCGCACACGGCGATGTGATCGAGTAGAGAAGGCTTGCCCTCAATCAGGAAGGTCGAACCATCCTCTTGCTTAAACGTGCTGTTCACATCGGGGTCTTTCCAGACCACGGCCGGCGAAGTCGACAGCTTGTCTTCGCACAGCATCTGGGCAGCCGACGCATCCATGATGCGGGCCACGCCCCAGATTTCGTCTCTCTTCTGGTACGGCACGACTATCGAGCCGATGTTGCGCTTGCGATATTCCTTAGTGTTGAGTATCGATGTCGCCGGATGCTCGAGAATTACCGGCAGGCCGTTGCAGCGGTCGATGAAGTCCTGGTTCAAGTAAATAGACGGGTCGCGCCACACGTGCTCGTTGAATTTCTGGCGGTAGGTAGAGCCCGTGCCGGTGATGCGAATGTCGACGAACGTGATGTTGTCGTAGCTCTGCGGCGAAGTAAGCTCACCAGCCGCAATCGCCTTCGCCACGTCCATCTCGTGCATCGAGAACCGGCGCAGTGCAATGCGCACTCCCGGATGCAAAGGTTCGGGCGGCTCCGTAATGGGTGCCCACGACCAGCCAACGTGCTCCGGAGAGCCGCTAGGTCCGAGGACCGGAATAAACTGGCTGTCTACCCGAAGGATGAAAGTGGTGAAGTCGACCTGCTCGCCGCCCAAGATCGCCACCTGATCGGTGACGCCGACGACCGGGGCGACGGTCTCGCCGCTCGGCGGGGTCGTGGGGTTAGCTCCTGTAGTCTCCCGTGGGGCGACGCGCCTCGTCCAGGGCCGCAGAGCCTTAGGGTCGGCCTGATATCCCGCCTCCTCTAAACACTCTCGGATGGCCGCCGTCTGGGCGTCCTCGCCCTCCTCCAGCCGGCCGCCCGGTATACCCCAAGTCCCGGGCATGTCGCCCCCCGGACCGCGCTTGAGAAACAAGGCGCAGTTGGACTTGGTGTCGAGTATAAGGATGCCGGCCGCCTGGATCATGACCTAGAACTCACCTACGAACTGGCCGCCCTTCCTCGAGATGAAGACATTGCCTTCATCCTCTTCGCCGTTGTCGTCCATGAACGTGATCTTGTAGACCGCCTCACTGCCATCCTTGTTGAAACCGGAGAACCGCGACCGCTTGATGTCGCCTAGATCACCATATCCAGAATTGTTGAGCGCCTTCTTGATCTCGCCCAAGCTTAGCATTCTAAGTGCGTTACTGTCCATCTCTTTCGAAGTCGGCGGGGTCCGCACTGCATCATGTCGCGTCTGAGGAAGAGCACGCCGGTTGAGTTCCTTGATGGCTAGCGGGTTTCCCGCCTTGATCTGCATCGCCAGCCCAACCGCGCTGAGTTCACTGAACCTCATATTGCCTCTTGTCGAATCAGAACGAGAATTGCCCTCATCGCGCAGCTTCCTGTATTTGCGATGAGCAGTCGACGTCCGCGATGAAAACTCACCGTGCGTCTTTTTTGCCTCCTCCCACGCAAGGCGAGCCTTCTCCACTTCATCAGGCTCGGCATCCTTGCGCGTCGTCTTGCCGGTGCCATTGCAATCCTGGCAGCCCGCACCCTTGCACGACGGACAGTCCCACGCAGCATCGATCCCGAGAGATGGAGTTTTCGGCTCGATGCGAACATCGACGTCTTTGCGCGTCAGCGCATCGGCGCGGCGGATCGTGCGATGGACGCCCGACGCCAGCCGGTCGAGCCGGTCGCGCACCATCAGCAAATCTGAATCCTTGCGAGCAGCCACCAGAGCACGTCCTTTCAAAGGTTCATATTCAAGCGCATCGGCCCTCAAGTCCTTGGCAGGAATGTCAGGCGTCTGGCGATGCGGGGCATTGAGCTTGACCCAATATCCGCCACCATACGTGCTGGCAGGCTCTTCAACGGTTCCTGTGGCTCCCTTGAACGGCCCGTTGATTACGGTGACCTTCTGACCCCTTCGGAACTCAGCATCGCCGCGCCTATGCTGGTTCTTGAGCCACGGAATGTCGCCCAACACCTTAGACGACGACTCATCACCGCGCCACACGATTTTGTCATTCTCATCCGCATTGATGATTTGCAGTGACGGGACATCGACACCACGCTGGTTCTTCTCCAGTTCGCGGCGCACCTTAGGCAGGGCCGCCTTAGCTTCGGCCAACGTCTTGAAGTAACCGCCACCGCCACCCGCGTCAGAGCCATTGATGAGAATGTGAAACGGGTACTCGCGCGCATCGACCCGCACGCTATCCCAGCGCACCGACAGGATGTAGCTCTCATCGGGCAGCCCGCGCATCGCAATGATGCGACCCTTCTTGCCGTCCTTCTCGTACTTGTCGCCGGTCTTGAGCACGCGGCCTTCCATCGCCGGAACCGGAATGCGCTCGGGCAACTTGATCTCGGCATCGCCCTTGTACGTGCCTGCCAACCCGCCGCTCATAGACGCCTTCATGAATTCGCGCCCGGCGTCCTCTGCCTTGGCGCGCAGCATCTCGAGTTCGCGCTTAACGGCCGGATCGCGCCTCGACTTCTCGCCGGCGCGTATGGCATCCTCGAATGCCTGCGCCTTGCGCGCCGCCGTCTGAAAGCGAGTGCGAATGGCGCGCGGAATCTTGTTTAGATCGTCGCCCGCGTCGTGCCGGTCGTGCGCCGTCGCTGCCTCGATCATAGTCTGCAAAATGTCGAGGACGCCGTCGCCGCGCGCCTCGACTTCGGCGTCGATGATAGCCTCCTCGCAAGTCCGAATGTCGCGCTTCAACGCCTCGCGCTCGTCCGGCGTGGTCGCGCCGTTCAGCTGCTCACGCAGATACTTGATGTTGTGCTTCATCTTCTCGACGAACTTGGTAACGCCGGTCAGCGTCGGCGCGACTTCGGCGTCATCAACATACTTTCTAGTGCCCGGCAAGCCATGCTTTACTGCCGTTCGCCCATATTCACCAGTCTTTTGAGCTTCCTTGCGTGCGTCGCGATAACCGCGCATAATTTCTTGTACATTATAGCCCATCGCCTTGCCACTATTAGTCGCGTAGTGATGCGCCGCCTCTTCGGTCTTGGCATCCCGGTGCATCGCCTGTCCGAGATCATAGGCCGCTTTCTTATTGTCGATTGCATCACCACGTACCCATGGGAACTTCCAGCGCTGCACTTCAAGGAAGCGCTTGTTGCGCACCGCCCAGTCGGGCAGCGTGCCGCCGCCTGCAACGATCGTTTCCATGTTGCGGCTCGCCTGCGGCGCGTGGTACTGGGTCGCGTTGCCATCCCAGTTGCCGCTCTCGGTACACAATTCACGGATCATGTCGAGGTTGGACGTCGCCGCCTGCAGCATGCCCTTCGTGACCTTGGCATCGCTGCGCGCTTCGCCATCGATGTACTCTTTAGCCAGCGCCTCGGTCTTGAACACGCGACTACCTACGTAGTAGTGACCCTCGGCGCGCTTGTCGATGACCTGTCCTTTGTACTCGATCTGCACCGCCATGTCGGCCGCCATCAGCGCATCGACGCGTCCCTTGAGCGCCGCCGCGCCCGCAATCAGTCCATCGAGCGCCGCATCGACGCCGCTTATCTTGCCCGCGTTCTTAGATGCATAAAAGACCTTCTTGGCTTCCTTGGAGCCGTATTCCTTCTCCATGTTGCCCATGATCTTGTTGCCCTTGGAGGTGAGCGGCATGTGACGCGCTCCCTACCCCAGCCCAAGCATGAGCGTTGCCGTGGTGCCGGTCGCCCAGACCCGGGTGAACTGCACCGGTAGGATGCCTATAGGAACCGCCTTGAACAGCACCGACGTGCCCGCCGTCATGCCGGCCAACGTAACCGTCACGTCGCCGGTTGCTCCGATATAGAGCCCCTGGAAAACTCCCTGATCCGCGCCGTCTGCCGGCACGATGGCCGTCGCCTGCCCGTAGTTGGACAGTCCACGTGCATTGTAGGGCTTGAGAGCCATGTTGTTAATCCTCAGGGCGTGTTTAAGGGGAAAAACATCGTCAGAAGTCCGGGCGGACCGCCAACCGGCGTCGGGCCGTAAGTCTTGGTGAGCGTGTCGGTCGCCACCGCAGTCTCGGCTATGTTTACCGCCACTACCAGCAGTTCAAACGGCGTATCGGTCACTGGTGCGCTCTCCACTACCGCCACCACAAACGTCGCGGTCTCGCTCACCGAATCCAGAGCACTCACTGCCTCGACGACGGCGGCCGACGGGTTGTTGGCCGCGCTTGGCGCATCGGCAGCTGCTGCCGCCTCGCTGATCGCCGCTGCAAACGCGCCCAGCACTGAAATCACATCGGCAGCCGTGCTCGCCTCGACTATCGCTCCCACCATCGTCGCCACGACTGAGACCAGATCAGCTGCAGCTGCCGCTTCACTAATACTGGCCTGCGCGGCCAGGGTCGCGGCCGGCGTGTCGCTCGCCGCCCCAGCCTCCGAAATCGCCCCGCTCATCGAAATCGTATAACTGACGGTGTCGGTTGCGGACAAAGCCTCGGTGATCGACACCGGAATGGTGACTATTGCATTTACCGTGTCGGTCGCCGTCAGCGCTTCGGTGATAGACGCCGCCGCCGACATCACTTCCGATGGAGCGTCCTGCGCGAGCGAACTCTCCGAGATCGTGGCCGTGGCCGCCATCGTTTCAGATACCGAATCGGTCGCAGTTAAAGCCTCCGTCAAGCTCGCCGTCGCCGCCATGGTCTCTGATACTGAATCCGTGGCCGCAGGCCCGTTTTCGTTGACCGCTTCCAGGGCCACGACGCTCACTGTATCTATGATGACCGAACCCGTCTCCTGCCTGTCTGCCGTGGCCGCCATGGTGGCAGATGGCGTATCCGTCGCGCTCGCCGCGTCACTGACGGCTGCAGTCGCCGCCATAACCTCCGATACCGAATCGGTTGCGCTCGCCGCGTCGCTCACCGAAACCGCTATAGTGCCGCCCGAAGGCGCAGCCGGCGCGTATTGGACCGCGTAATTGAACTTCGGCGGAGCGCGATGCGCCTGAAAGGTCGGCGGCATCAGTTATAGCTTTCGAACGTCCACCAATCGATGCGAATGCCGTTACCCGCGTTGCTCACCGACTGCGCCACCCACAGGTCAACGCTCTCGGTGATCGTCGAATCGAAGCCAGTGCCCGCGCCGGGCGACGTGAGCGGCCCCAATGCGAAGCCCGTGCCGCCCGCATTGTTAGCCAGCGACGCCGCCATGGCGAACGACTGGCCGCGCAGGTCCCAGATTCCTTCGAACTTGGCCGACGTGCCGTTGCCAATGGCCGTCGTATTGAGCATGATCTCGCCGGTAAACGACGCCAGCGTGTTGGCCGTCGTCGTCAAATTGACCGCGCCCGATGTACAAGCAACGATGCCGCCCGAGTTCACCATGATCTGAAACGTCATGGTGTCGGGACCAGTCACGCGGTTCGACGTCGCCCCCGCAAAGGCGAAGCGGAACTTGGTGCCCAGCTGCATATAGTTCGCCGGAATCGACGGCAGGCCGCCCGCAGCCGGCAACACCGACTTCGCCGTGGTGTAGGTGTTGAGCAGTGAACCCGCGTTGCCGCCGTCCGACTGCCACATTTCCTCCCAGCCTTGACGTGACATCTAGCGATCCCTTAAAAGACGTTAAAACCTTGCGCCCTAGCAAAATTGTTGGCCAGCGTCGCAATCTGCGCCTGCTGTGCCGCTGACAAGCCACCACCAATTCCGCACATGGCGAACTGATTAGTAGACCACTCCAGCCATAACCCCGCAGGACTATACGCGCCGCCGATGCCGAAATTATGTGTGGGAACGGCCGTGCTCACCTGTCCGTTCGATGCGAACGCCGATCCGCCATTCTGGTATATGATCGCAGTCGTGCTGGACACTCGCGTATTTACCCAAAACCCTCGCGTATCCGTAGGCGCAGCACGACCAGTATCACCATTGGCATCGTTCAAAGCAAAATACAGGTTACCGTCACCATATCGTAGCGTTGTGGCTTCACCAAATGAATTAACGTTATCTGAATTCCCCATATCGACATTATTGCGCGCCGCATAATTTATCAGCGAGTAGAACATATTCGACGCCGAATTGAGCGTGTATTGAGACTTAGAACCGCCAATCGTGCCGAGGTCGATGCCCTGCGACGTTCCGTTTCCCGTCACGCCTTGCTGGTTGGTCCACGTTAGCGGCCCGGCAATCTCTGTACCGACGACCCGCGAACGGATGTCGGTCAGCGCCGCGATTTTGCCAGCAGCAGTGCTGACATTACCAAGTGCGGTGAACCACCAGTTATCGAGCAGCGACCACAGATTGATCGCCTTCATTCCAAGAGCGAAGTTGTTCGCCAAAACCAAATCGGACGATAGAACAAGGCCACCAGCAAGGTTAACAGTCGTCAGCCATAAAGCGATGTCAGGATCAAGAGAGAACCCAGAACCGCGCCCAACGAAGTTATGGCGCGCGACGCCCGATGAACGCGCGCCACTTCCTCTGAAAATCGGCATTATGGGTACACTTTACTGATGGCCGGGTTATACGCCAAGATAGCCGCCTCCGAGGCTACTTCATCATAAAGAATGTCCCACAACACGCGCTGCGCCGGGCTGGTCATCGCCGTCCTGAGTGGGTTGCCCGTGCTGATCCGGGCAACAAGCGCTTTTCTGTTAGGGTCGATGTCAACAACGCCTTCTTCGATCACGGCCTGATCAATTGCCAGCCGGTACTGTAGAATGATTTCAGGCGGGCCATTTACCATTTTTACATGCTCGTGGTGTAGGTCACCGCCAGCGTGTTGCCGTTAATGACGGGCTGCGTGCCGCCCGTGAAGGTGCCGGCCGACCACAGCGTGCCTGCCGTCGAATCTATCGTGCTCACCGCGCCCGAACCGTAAACCAGACCCGCTCCCTGCACGGTGCCCGAGCCGGTCATCGCAAAGTTGAGCGCCGCGCTCGTGGTCTTTGAGCCGCCCGATGCTGAGGAGAATGCTACTGTCTTGCGTGGACTGGTATAAGTGGGCGCGTTGGCGTTGCCCGCCTCGAGCCAGCCGGCGTGGCTCGCCATGGTGTCCGCCGCCGCGTAAGCCGAGAACGACGTGGCCGACACCAAAAACATGAACGGCCCGGTGACCGTATAAGCCGAACCCGCGAAGCCGGTGTCGAGCAGCAGATTCTTGCCGACCGTCATCACGAGGTTGGGAAAAATAGTGTCGCGCAGCAGCCGGCTCTCGTTGGGCCTGCCTTCCCACACCTTCACGCCGAACCAGCCGACGACGCGTGAGCGCTCCTCCATGCTCAGCGCGGCCAGAATATGGGCTTTCTGCTCCGCATCTGCGAAGACTTTCTCGACGCCGCTGCTCATTTGGTAGGCTCCTGCGGCTTGAGTTGGTGTTCATGGAACCACTTGGAGTGGGTGACTTGATTGTCATCCTCCCACGACACGTGGAGTTGCGGATCGCCCGATTCCTGGTCGATCGAAAATGCGTCGACGCGGCCCCGGATAGGCGCGGGCATGATCTGCTCGACCTTGTCGCCTTTCTTGAACTTCGCCATGTCCTAATCCCCTAGCACGACGTGAAAGGTTTCGCGCTCATCTTCGGCGTCCATGTTGTGACCCTCACCCGGCAACACGAACAGGCGGCCACCCTCCTGGCGCAGCACCGTGCGCGCCGAAAAACTCTGCCCATTGAACTCGACCGCAATCTTGGTTGGAATGATGCCGGTACGCTTGCGGTCGATGCGGTAGTACCAGTACGGCGCGTGGTCCGAGCGGTGCTCCGCCGTGACCTGCGCTTCCGGGTCGTGCACGTCGTCGAACAGCACACGACGGTCATGATTGTTGAGGTCGACCTTCATTTGTCCCTCGCTACGATACTACCGTGCCATTGACCATCTGATTGTTGGTCTGGGTCAAGCCGCCAGCCGTCCCGGTGTACTTGATCAAGGTAGTCATCGGGCCGCCCGGTAAGGTCGCCGTGTTGGAACCCCAGCTGTTGGTAACGACGACGCCGCTATCGCCCGCGCCACGAATGTCGAAGGCGGCAGTACCACAGTTTTCGGCGTTGAACCCATCGATCAGCTGGATGCCGTTCTCAGCCAGGATGCCTCCGGCGACGTCATTGATCGCCTGCCCACCGCGCACGACGACTGATTTGGCCGTGGTGAGATGCAGGCCCCAGCCGCCGCAGCGCGAGATGTTGGGCGTGAGCAGCGTGAGCGTGCTTATGATGCCATCGATCACGTTGCCCGGGCCATCCATGATCTGCCACGCGTCGCCCAGGCAATTCTCGATCTGCATGTTGTCGAATAGGCTCTCGAAGACGTTGCCCTGGTCGACCATGCCGATGCCAAAGGCATCGATGAAGATGCGGCTGCAGGTCAGCTTATAGATGCTCGCGCCCGAATCGGCGTCGAACACAAAGCCGCGCGACGTGGTCTGCGGGTTGTTGAAATTGCCGACAAGATGGAAGTTGTCGAAAATCATGCCACGATTGCCGTTGACCGATCCCGACTTGAGCGTAAAGGCGTCGCCTGCGCCGGTGTACTGGAACGATGCGCCGTTGCCCAGCATACCGCGTGGCTGCTGGCCGAAATCCACGCCGTTGACGAGGATCGGCGCGCTGTCGACCACCGCCGTCGTCGGGTCGAACATCAACAGGAAGCCGCCCGCAATGGCGTTCTGCAACCCCTGCTGCCACTGCGCCGCCGTCATCGGCTTGAAGAAGCTCGCACCGACGAACAGAGATGATGGTGCGACCGCAGCAAGCTTGGCATTGGCGTCGATCACCAGGACATCGCCATCAGTGCCGCCCGTGACCGGGTCACCAATGGCCAGCGTCGGCGGCGTCGGCGGCGGGGGCGGCGGGGGCGGAGGAGGAGCGGCAGCGGCTACCGTGAACGTGCCGACGCTCTCGGTGTTCACATACTGCAGGTCAATCACGGTGCCATCGGGCAGGTCCATGCTCCACAACACCTGCCCGGCCGGCGCGACGCCGTCATAGAAGCTCAGCGGACCGCCCGCACCCGTAGCAATCGTGCCCAAGTCCTGCCAGCCGTTGGCGCGCACCTTGATCGTGTCGTTGGGGCGCACGTCGAATTGAGCAATAAAGCCCACGGAAGAGTTGAGCAATGCGGAAATGGTCATGTCCGTCGTCCTTCCCTAGCTGCAGCCAGCGCGTCCTTGCCCTTCCTGGTCAGGCAATAATCAGGCACCGAACGCAGGTTATAGACCCATTGATACTTGCACCGGCAATAGATGTCCTCGCCGGGCTTGCTGATTTCATCGGTGTATCCGGCCGGGCCGCGCTTAATGAAACCCTTCTCGAGCGCCCAGTTGCCGCGCACCATGTAGAACTGTCCGTCGCGATCCTTGTGCTCCTCGCGATAGTCGTAGTTCGCCTGCCGCCAGTTTGAACGCCAGAAGCCGCCGAGTGCGCCGCCGTCGAGCGCAATCACTTCGGACAGCGCACTGGTGAACTTGTGGCCCTGATCGATCAGCACGCGCCGTTCCTCGAACGGCAGCGACGCCAGCCCACGGCGAATGTTATCCCGTTCCTCTGGCTTGTCTACAGCCTTGCTGCCGCCCTTCGGTATGCTAGACGCCCAGCCGGCGAAGCGCTGCACGGTCTGCTGGATGGACTTCTCCTGGTTGAGCTTAATCAGGTTGGCCGATGCCAGCATATAGCGCTCGAGCGTGTCGCGTAGCTTAGGGCGGAGCCTGTCCACCGTGAATTTGGGTACGCCTGGATGAAGCTCCAGGACTTCCTTTCTCTCGACCTGCTTGCGGTAGATCAGGCGATAGAAATCGTTCAGTTTCTTGCGCGTCTGATCGGGCGACATGAGCGACGCGCGGGCCGCTTCCTCGAGCCTGCGCTGCCACTGCAGCAACCTGGACTCCGAATCGTAGCCGTGCTCCGCGAAATCCTTCAATGCCGCGTTCAGGACCTCGTAGAACGTCGTAGTGCGGGTCGCCACACGTCACCGCCACAGCCAAGCGGCGATAAACATGCCGTCCGCCTCGCACGCCTTAAGCTGCCGGCGCAGACGACGGAACATCTTCGGTCCAGATGCCATCGATCAGACGGCCCTTCCAGAAGCCGGTCTTGGCGCAGTCGATCTCCACCGGCCCTTTCATCTGGCCGCCCTTTGGGATGTCGTCGGTGAAGAAAGAGCGGCTCAGGCCGCAGCCGCACGGGCAGACGACGCGCATCATCATCCTGTCCGACACTACGCCTGTGCGCCACGCCCCGGCAGTGTCGAGGCTCGAGAAGTCCACTGCGATCATAGCGCCAGTTTCATCCTTGACCGCGATCGGCTCCGCCTCGACGGCCTTTGCGTTCCTACCTGCCATTCCTGCCTCCTGTTTTCTTCAACGAATCGAGCGAGCGTCTAAACTCGATCAGCGAGCGGTCGACGCGCGTAGAATCGGAGCGCATCGGCTTTGGTGGCTTGGGCACCGCCAGCTTTTCTTTCGTGGGGTCTTCGGTATCGCCGCCCTCGCCGCCGTCCTCGGCTCCGCCGCCCGCTGCGGCGTCCGCCTCGGCCTGCTGCTTCTGCTTCTCCTGCTCGACGGCGAACTTGCGCATCTCGTCGTAATCGAAGTTGAGCGGCGAGCCGAACAGCAGCTTGAGTTCGTTGAACGCGTCGCACGCCCACTCAATAGCGATCATCCGGTTTTCCGGGTCCAGTAGTGGTAGGAATACTTCAAGCAGCGCAACCACAGCGCGCAGCTTGACGTCATCCACTTTGACAAGCTCACTGTCCGGCTCCTTGAGCAGTGACGGCCACTCGGTGGAAAACGCGTTGCTCCACTTGGTGAACGCCACCTTGTAATCGACCTTGCCGTACTCGTCCGGGAAGCGCTCCTGGATGGTCTTGTAGAAGTCGGGATTCCAAGCACGGTAGCGAACGATCTTGTCCATCCACTCGTACAGCGGGTCCATCTGCTCGCGTATCTTGTCCACGAACTGCGCGATCTGCTTGGCATCCTCAGTGCCTTCACCGAAGCCCTCGGCCAGCGTCTCCTGCGTCATCAGCTTGGCCGGCATCGGAACCGCCGATGCGATGTTTTCCAGGACGTCAGTGCGCACCGCTTTCAGCACGCCATCGAGGTTCTGCAGGTTGAGCGATTCGATCTTGTCGTCGACGCCGATCGACAGCACGTTGTTAGTCTGACCCTGCTGCAGGATCACCCGCTTGAATGACGTAATCGCGTCCATCACGCCATCGATGATGGAACCCGCTTGCTTGACCATGGCGACGAGCAGACCGACCTTGCGGGCCGCCATGTCATCGGCCACCATCGTCGATATGAAGGTCTTGAGCGGAAACAACGCGCGCTGATAAACCGAACGGCCAGTGAAGCCGAACGCCGCCGACTGGTACTCGATGTAGATTGGCCGCTCGTGCATCTGCACGAAGGCGCGCGTCCGGTGGAAGCTCGAGCCTGATACCGAAATCTCGCGCACGTGCTGGAAGTCCATGGCCAGTGGGTCCTGGTTGAGCACCAGCGAGCCCGCGACGTTGAGCGGATCATAGACGTTGAACGAGATGTCCTGCTTATAGAGCTTGTCGAAATCGACCGGCTCCTGGGTCTTCGCACCACGCTCCATCAGTGCGATCGCACCGATGCCGTAGATGCGCGACGTGATCATGAGCGTCGCTGCAAAGACGTCGATATTTAGCTTCTTCCACTCCTCTTCGAACGCCTCGACCACGACCTGCTCCGGCGAATCGGGCACCGTGATCTTGCGCTTCTGTGACTGTGCCAGTTCGATCGGCTTCTCGGCAATCTTGGCTCCGAGCGGGTGGAACAGATAGATTTGCTTGCACAACTGATAGCCGGGCTGTGAACCCAGCGTAATGTCGTCCGCCATCAGCAACATCTGCAGCGATGTGCCGAGGTTGGAAGCATTGACAGTGACGGTGCCGTTCATCACTCGCCCCGCACTTCGCCCGTATACATCGTGCGCGCCTCGCGGTCAGTGCCGCGTTCAAACACGACGTAAGGATCGTTGCCCGGTCCGTGGTGTGGCGCATAGGGCCGTTTACCGTCAATCTTAAAGAACTCGCAGCACTCGTGGCGCTCGACCAGCAGACATTGCTCGAACAGCCAACGACGCCACGATACCTCGTTGTAGGCAGCCGGTGGCACCAGCATGTAATGATTAACGCGGTAAGTCTCGCCGTCGTGCACGTTGTAGCTGTTGTAGCCCAGCGTCGTGATGATCAGCGTCAGGCCAGCGCTGCCCTGCCCTCGATCAAAGTCGATAAGCTGGAACTTCCATCGCCGGTACTCGAGCCGATCGACGAGGCTCTTGAGCACCATCGGATAAGGCGCTTGCTGCTGATTTACCAACGTGTTTTCCATTACGCGCGGCTCTCACAGTCGCAGTAGAACAGGTACTGTGCCTGCGTGTTCAGCACGGCGACGACCGGCTCGCAATCCGGGCGATCCTTCTTTGGCATCTGGTTGAAAAACGCAGTGAAAGCACGAATGCCGTCCTCAACCACGCGGCGACGCGACCAGAAGCGCCCACCCGGCGTATCAGTCATGTAGAACGGCGGCGGCGCAGTTACTTCGAACACGCCGAGCCGCGCCAGCTGCGCCATGGTGCCAATCTCAATCAGTACCACGTCGTTCATGTGCCTTCTCCCAGCGAGAGATCGACGCCATAGCAGAAGCAGTCAAAAAGCTCGTCCTCATCGGTCAGCGTACCGATGCCCATGCGGTAGCCCGTCACCTGATCGATCGAGTGGCTCTTGGTGCGGCCCTTGTAGATTGCCGTCTTGTCGTAGGCGGGCTGGCAGTAGCGCACGTGGCCCTTGTAGACGTGGCCCGAAATCTTGAGCGCGCGGCCATCCTTGCCCAGCGCCGTCAACTTCGAATCTATCGCATGAACGCGGCCCATCTTGGCCAGCTGCGCCTGCTGCAGCAGCACGGTGCCTGAATCCTTGTCCTCGATCCAGACGCCCGAGAAGCCATTGCGCGCGCCGACCAGCTTGGCCAGTTCCTCGCCTTGAGTGAACACGTTGGGCAGCCACGTGATGAGCAGCGCCGCATCGATCTGCTGCACGTCCCAGTCGATCACCCATACGCGCTTGGCAGGCGCGTACTTGGAATAAGCGAAGTATTTAACTCCGGTACCGTCCCTATTCTTGCCGGTCTTGCTGGCCGAATCGACCACGGCATAGACCGTATCGCACTTCGTGATCATCGGCGGAGCCACGTAACTGGCCACGGTAGGCTTGCCGTCCGCACCTATTACCTGCTTGCCCGCCGCGTCGAGCGCCCATACCGGATCGAGCAGGTTCTCAATCGAGAAATAGCTTTCGCCGGCTCGCACCCGGGGCCGCTGCTGGAATTGCGTATCCCAAGCATGCGGACCAAGCTCCACCTTCTTCAGTTCCACCTTGTCGCGCGGAAAGCGTGACGGATGGAGCAGTTCGCCCATCTCGGTGCGCGGGTCCTCGAAGTAGATCGATTTGACCGACAATGACGGCACGTACTCCATCTGCAGAATGAGCTTGACGTACGGCAGGCCGAGTTCTTCGATCACTCCGCAGACGTCTTCCGGGTGCATGCGCTGCATCATTACGATGATCGCATCCAGCATCGGATCATTGATGCGAGACGGGACAGATTCGCGGAAAGTCTGGACCGTAGCCGGTCGCGTCTGTTCGCTCTCAGCTTGGTCCAAGGAATGCGGGTCGTCAATAACAACGCGATTACCGCGTTCACCAGTGAGGGACTTGAATGGAACGGCCTTGCGTCGTCCTCGGAAGGTGTTTTCGAAGTCGCCATCGCCGTTCCTCATCAGCTGCACGTGCGGCCACAACGCGCGGTACCAGGGCGAGATGACGAGGTCGCGCATCTTGCGTGAATCGCGCAGCGCGTAGTCCTCACGGTAGCTTGCCGTCAGGTAGCGCAAACCGGGCCGCCTCGTCGGCCCCCATTCCCACGCGCCGAACATCACCGACACCGTAAGCGACTTCATCGTGCCGGGCGGCTGGTTGATCTGCAGCAGGTTGATCTCTGCCCGATTGACCGCCTGCAGGTGCTCACCGATGGCGTCGATGTGCCAGTTGTGCTTGTACTCGGTCTCCGGCTCGAGGATGTGCCACGCGTTGCGCGTGAAGCCGGCGAACGTCTTGCACTCCTCGCGTATCTCACCTAACCGGTCCTGCAGCGCCCGCTCGTGGTCCTGTCTAGTGCGCCTTTTTTCCCGCGCTTCCTTCGCCAGTCTCAACAGGTCCTGCAATTTGGAGTGCCTGTTCGATGCGAGCGATGGTGATGTCAAGCTCGTCGTCGGTGTAGTCATTGAGGTCCTTCTCGGCAATCGTCTTCAAGGCGATGGCCTGCAGTCGAGGATGGACGTACGGCGCGGCCTGCACTGCCACTGCCTGCGCCTCTGCCCTGGCGCGATTACGGTCTCCCTCTTCCAAAGTCTTGTCGAGCGCTCGATTGAACCAGTAGTCGAGGTTCTGGCACATCACGTCGAGCGGCGAGAACCGATGTAGCTCCGCCTGATTCTCGACGCGCCGCAGATCGATCGCCTTGCGCACCAGTTCATTATTGTGAATCTTGGAAATGCGGACGTGCAGCCGGTCGAGGTTACTGCAGGTGTAGCCCGCCTCAAAGAATGCTGCCTTCTTATCGAACTTGTTCTTAAAGAACGCATCGACGTAGGCGCGCTGCTTGTCGGTCAGCCCGGTCTGCTCGATGTAGTCGGGCTCGAGATCGTCGCTCATGGTCTCCTCATTGGTAGGGGCGCGGCTCTCGCTATTGGAACTGCCCGACTCGTGGCCGGCGCGCTCACCCCGTCTCTATGTCGCCTGTACCTGATCCACCGGAACCGTCATAGTGCGCTCATGACCGAATATGCGCACCAGAAGCTCGACGTTGTCCTTGACCTGTTGAACGAACTTGGCGGGCAGCCCTGCCCACGCACCCCTCGTCACGGGCACCACGTCACCCGGGCGGTACTTGAGGACCAGCCGGCCGCGTACACCTCGTACCGTAAACTCACCGCGCTCCTCAAGGCCCTGGACCCACCCAATGAAGGCAGACGGCAGGTCGACCGGATAAACCGAGTGCAGCGGCAGCAGTTTGACCACGTGGCGGTCGTCGTTTATTCGTTGCCAGCCGTCGATATCCGTGTCGAATGCAAAGAACGCGTAGGATGGGAACGCAGCCCCTATGATTTCCTCGTCCATGCGGAACTGCGGGGCGTAGCCTTCAATGGCGAGGTCAGAAGCGACCCGCTCGACTACCGATAACTCACAGCCCCAGCGAACGCGTGCCGCGTACCAGTGCGTTCCTGAGCGTGGTTCGTAGAGCTTGGCTTCCATCGTCGGCCCCCACAGACGCTTCGCGCATCTCACCAAAGCCCACGTAGGCGATGGCGGCACGCGGTAATGTACCGCACGCGGGGCCGGCAATCATCTATGGAGCGCTGCTCCCGCTGGGTCGGGAGAGAAGCACGGCGCGAAAAGCGCTGTCAAGCGGCGGGGGACCGACTGTACAGGCTGCCGGCCGCCTGACGATTGCCTGACGATTGCTTAGAGATGCCATCCGTAACGACGGGACGGGCATCGAGGGCATGCCCTGTACGATTCCTGTACATGCCGATATATCGGCTCGTTTTTTTATCTATATCTCTTTTTTTATTTTTCTCCCCTTTTAAAAGGGGTCTCCAATTGTACAGGGCCGTACTGTCAGCGGTCCGACGGGCATCGAGACCGTACAGGGCAATTGTCAGGCGACCGACAGTGAGCCGTACAGGTGTGGAATGTTCCATCCTTCCTGTACGATCCTGACGGTTTCTAATCGTACAGGTGGCCATTCGACTTGACATCATCTCGTGGTGCGTGCTGTGGTCTGCACCCACTGCATCGGGGGTCACATGGCGCGTTCCACGCGTAGCGTTCCAATCACCACGGGTCTAGTAGCT